CAACCCACAACTAATGTTTAATAGAATTACAAATGATGAATTTACAACTTCCGCCCCACTATTGCAAAACCGATGTTATGCGTAGTGTTTTAGTCCACGCTGATTGCTTTGATGTGTTTCCGTACATTGCTGATAAAAGTGTAAATCTTATTTTATGTGATTTGCCTTACGGAACGACTGCTTGTAAATGGGATAGCATTTTACCTTTTGATAAACTTTGGAAGGAATACGAAAGAATAATTACAGATAATGGAGCAATAGTATTAACCGCTTCGCAACCTTTTACAAGTGCATTGGTAATGAGTAACCCGAAAATGTTTAAATATGAATGGGTTTGGGATAAGGTATCACATACTAATCCATTTATTGCAAAATATCGGTGCTTATCCGTTCACGAAAATATTTTAGTATTTGCAAAAGGTAAAACGACATACAACGCACAAAAATATTTTAATGGTGTCGTTAGAAATGACAAGGGCAAAAACGGAAAAAGACTTGGAGAGTTATTTATAAATAATGATGCAGGATATACCCGAAATATGGACGGATTTGCAAACCCTAAAAGCATTATTACAATACAAAGAGAAAGTATATCTGGAAGCAATGAGCAAAGAACTAAAAACTCATTACATCCAACTCAAAAACCTTTGGAGCTTATGAAATATTTAGTTAAAACCTACTCAAATGAAGATGATGTAGTAATGGATAATTGTATGGGTAGCAACACAACTGGATTAGCTTGTAAAGAGTTGAACCGTCAATACATAGGAATTGAAAAAGACAAAAATTATTACGATGTTTCGGTTAGCAGGGTGCTGTCTTAACATTACGCATAACTAATATGTGTAAGAAACCTTTATAATTAATTAATAATCAAATATTTACAGTATGAATATTCCTAAGTACTCAGAATTGTTCAGGAAAGAGCTTCTTCTTAAAAATTATGCAAAAAGCAGTATAGATAACTATGTAAGTCAAGTTATTAAATTTATGTCTGATATGAATACATTTACAGAACCATCGAAAGTAAACGAATCGGAGATTAAATCTTGGTTAATGAAATCTTTATCCGTAAACGGAATGAAACATAGATTGTCGGCATTAAAACTTTTTTACAAGACTGTCGTAAAGCAACCTATGAAATTTAGATATATCGAATACCCTAGATCAGAAAAAAGATTGCCAAAAATAATAGACAAAGACTTTTTGGTATCTAAGATAAACTCAATTGCAAACCTAAAACACAAGTCAATAATAATGTTGGCATATTCCACAGGTATGCGAGTTTCAGAAATTTGTAATTTGTTAATTTCAGATATAGATAGCGCAAGGATGATAATCACTATAAGACAATCAAAAGGAAATAAAGATAGAATTGTTCCGTTATCCGTAAATGTATTATATTTGTTGCGATTATATTTCAAAGAGTATAAACCAAAAGAGTATTTATTTAATGGTCAGTTTTCGTTAAAATACAGTCACAAGTCATGTAACGAGATAGTAAAAAAGTATATAGGTAGCAATTATCACTTCCATTTACTCAGGCACTCAACCGCAACTGCATTGCTTGAAAGCGGAACAGATTTTAGAATTATTCAAAAACTCTTAGGTCACAGTTCAAGTAAAACCACTGAAATCTATACTCACGTATCGACAAATATCATTTCAAAAATAAACACACCAATATGAATATATTAAGAGAATTTGAGCAAATAAAGACACTGATCCAAGAAGCAGAGAACAAGATATCAAAAGGCGTCTCCATGAATAAGAAGCGTCCAGTTGTCGAAGGAAGGCGAATGTTTCGGACTATTCGTGAAAAGATGGAAGCCATAGGTAAGTTTGCACATAACAAAGTAAATACAAAAGAGTGAAAATATTAGCATTAGACATAGCCACTAAAACAGGATGGCGAACAGCAACAAGTTCAGGAGTATGGGATTTGAAGCCAAATAAGGGGGAGAGTTCAGGCATGAGGGTAGTTAGGTTTAAGTCAAAAGTAAGGGAACTTGTAAAGTTGGAAGGCATAACGCAAGTTTCATATGAACGTCCTGCTGGTCTTCACAAGTTAAGCATTATGGTAGCTTCTGAAATGATTGGCGTACTTATGGACTTGTGTATAGAACTTGGAGTTGAATACGCTTCTTATTCTGCATCCGAAATAAAGAAGTTTGCAACAGGAACAGGAAACGCCAATAAAGAAAAAATGATCAGGGCTGCTATTGAGTTAGGATTTAATGTAATTGATGATAACCATGCAGATGCGATTCACCTTTACAATCTTACTTTTAAAGACTTGGGCAAATGAATGTAACTGTTTGCTTAACTTCGTGCGGTAGGCAAGACCTACTATATAAGACTTTAAAGAGTTTCTTTGAGTTTAATACCTACCCGATTGAAAGATTTATCGTTTCAGAAGATTCAGGAAAATTTGGAGTTAATGACGAACTTCAGTTGATGTATCCGGAAATTGAATTCATAAACGACGGTTACAAGCAAGGTCAAATAAAATCCATTGATTCCATGTACAAGATGGTTGAAACAAAATATATCTTTCACATGGAAGATGATTGGGAGTTTTATCGAAGTGGATTCATAGAATACTCAATGGCGAAACTTGAAGCAGATCCGGAAGTTATAAACGTATGGCTTCGAGAAAGAAACGATACGAACGGACACCCACACTTTAATGGAATGGTTTCTTTGAATCATAATGGATGGGGTGGGTTTACTTTTAATCCTACGCTAAAAAGGCTGAGCGATTACAAGCGAATTAATTCGTATGGCAAGTATGCAACATTCGACCCAAGAAGACCTTGGGAAAGCGAAAAAAGAATTGGTAAAGTTTACCGTAACTTAGGATACCATGCTGAAATATCAGAGTATGGATTCGTAAAACACTTAGGCGATGACAGACACATTTGAAGGATTTAAAGATAAGGAACAAAGAGATGATTTTATAGAATTTATTAAAAATCAAACCTTAGAAGAACTTAAAAACAAAACAGTTACGCTAGAAGTATTAGAGTATTCTTTAATATCATATCAAAAAGATGAATTATTTGAAACGTGCGAAGGCATAAAAAAAGCAATAAAAGAATGGTCAGATACGTAACAAGGCATAACAACGACGAACTTTACGAAATGATGAACTCACTTCTTCCAATAGAAGTAGAAAAAATTCAAGGATTCGACGATTGGGTAGGAGCGGTCAAATATTTAGAGCATATCTTAGAATCAGAATCTAAGCTAGTTGTCAATATAGACTTAGATTGTTTTATATTTGATTGGAGCGTGGTAGAAGAACTTATTAAAGATATGAGCGACTGCAATCTTGGTTATACCCATTGCGGAGCGTCTGACGCATCTATGAAGGGCAGAGAGAATAGTTCTTGGGTAGTCATGAATCCGTTTTTCAATATTTTTGATATTGGCAGCATACCGACGATTAATTTTAAAGAAGCCTATCACGAAGGATATCGTTCAGAATGGTCGAAGGACAGATGTTTATATTTGCCAGAACCTATAGAAATGGAAGCGTACAAGCAACCATTTACCGAGCCTTTCAATGGACTTTTCAACACGTTGTTCTTGTATGGCAATCCTTTGTTTTTAAAAACGAGAGAACATGAAGATGGTATTTCTACAGTGTTGATGTACAAAGATAAGGAATTTGCGCTACATTCATGGTACAGCAGGGAGTTTAATTTTGATGAATTTCACCGAGAAAGAATTTTAAATTTATATCGTGAAGCACTTGACAAAAAGAATAAATAGTATTATCTTTGTGTATAAAATAAGTAAAAATGAACCAAAAGATTGAAAAACCGATTCCAGAAAAATACGGATGTCACAATCAAGAAAACTATGATGACATGCCGAGCGGATGGATGATAGAAGGCGGTGAAGAAGCCTATTACGAAGCATTAAAAAAATGGGAAGAAGAAAATGGATAGCACAGGTATTTGGAACATCGAAGAAGCAAAAGTTGAACACGCTTTTGATAAGAAGTTAGCAATCAAACTAACTAAAGTTTTACCCAAAGGAGAAAAAGTAGTTGACTTAGGTTGTGGGCGTGGAGATTACTTAAGTTTATTGCAATTCAATGGATTTGACTGTATAGGATATGAAGGAACGCCAGACATTAAATCTATAGCGTCTTTCCCTTTTATTCATCAGGCTGATCTAAGCAAACCAATAGAGACTGAAAAAGGAACTGTATTGTGTTTTGAAGTGGCAGAGCATATCCCAAAAGAGTACGAAGATATATTTTTAAGAAACGTTGTGAATGCTTCGACAGGATTAATTATAATCAGTTGGGCAGTAAAAGGGCAAGGTGGTCATGGACATGTCAATGAACAGGATGCCGAGTATGTGATAGGAAAGTTTAAGGAACTTGGATATCAGTTTTTTGATGTAACTTCAAGACACCTTCGTGATCATGCAAGTTTATGGTGGTTTAAAAAAAGCATTTATGTATTTAGTAGAATTCCAGAATGACAAAAGCCATAGTAATACCATACAGAAACAGAAAGGAACATCTTGATCGTTTTTTAGAACACTATCAAGGATGGAAGATATTCGTAGTAGAGCAATACGACAGAAAGCCTTTCAATAGGGCAAAACTATTTAACGTATGGTTTTCTGAATACGGTCTCATGTATGATTATTTTATCACTCACGACGTAGATATGTACTTGGATTTTTCTAAAAGTCATTCAAATGTTTATGACTATCCTATTAATCCAACTCACATAGCTACAAGGTGCGAACAATTCGATTACAAAATGCCATACGCTGATTACTTCGGTGGTGTGACAATATTTTCAAGAGAACAATTCATTGCGGTCAATGGGTTCTCGAACGAGTTTTGGTCTTGGGGTGCGGAGGACGATGAAATGCGAGAGAATGTTTTGAATAAATATCAGATAGACAGGAGAGAAGCGTTTTTCCATTCTGCTCTCCATACCAAAGTAATGGATAAAGTTTTTTACAGGCAAAACGTTGAGCGATTAAAGAGCGGTAGGTCTAAGACTGACGGCTTGAGTAATTGCAAATATACGGTTGTGTCTGATACGACAGATAAATTCACTCACTTAAAAGTACTTTTATGAAGTTTGATCAAATATTAAAAGAACTAAACAGTATTTCTACTGAAGATAAAAGCAAGTTTAATTACCATATTGAAAAGTCTTTATCTGTAGGACATGATTCTGATAGCTTCTATGTAAGAGTTAAAATAAATACTTTTATGACAAAAGCTACTTTGGAAACATTTGACATAAACGACGATTTTATTAATTCCATTAAATTATTACTCAATGATAATACTTGTTCCAACCTGCAATCGTGCTGAAATGGCATGGAATCTTTGCAACCAACTTAAGAAAGCTGAAAAGATAGTCTTATGTGTAAATAACTGTTCTGTATTTCCGTATTATAAGTACAAATGGAACGACAATGTACATATTCAATACTTCGAGTTCAAAGGAGATCCTAAATTATGCCATAATCTTACGTTCAGGCGTATGATCGACATACCATACAACGATATACTTGTATTGGAAGATGATGTGACGTTGTGCGATGATTTTTTGGGTAAATTGAAGCATTTTGTTAGAGAATTAGAATGGTTGCAATATAAGCCTTCAAATAATGTAGCTACCACTGATCGTCCAAAACCATTTGCTTTCACACCTATTTACATTCCAGAGAAAAAATGCAACTACACGACAGTCGTAAGTGAAGATATTTTTGAAGAATTTGGACATAAAGTTTTTACTCAAAAGTACGTTGACGGCATTTTCTACATGACTAAAGGATTGCACCATGAAGTTAAAGATTGGCTTAAGCATGAAGTACCAGTACTAAAAAGCAGTTCAGGAATAGGTAGGTTCTTATCTCAAAAGATGTTCGGAGCTAAATTTAATATGTACGGAATCAGTCCTTCATTGGTTGGGCATGGAGACCATGAAAGTTTACAGTTTCCTGAAGGCAGAAAGAAAGTACCATTAATTGCTAAAATTTAGAATATGTATAGATTGATTTTTTTATTATTTTTATTTGCTTGTGAGAAGGATTGTGAGCAATGTTTTATCGCAACAGAGACTAATGAAGTACAGGCGAAGCTAAAGTGCGCAGGATTGGCTAATACCTTCCCTATTATGGATTATTCAGAGAGTTTTCAAGGAACGAAGTGCGGAAGCGAAATAGACGACTTTACTATGAAGCAAGGCTTACAGGGTTCAAGTGTTGCTTATTGTGGGATGACGATAACGACAAAATATTATAGAGTTTGTAGGTAAAAACTTGACAAGTAGGAAAAAGTAGTTTATCTTTGTGTGGTAATAAGTATAACGATATCGAATTATTTTTCACTTTAAAATTAAAAGCATGAAGTAGTCAAAAGTAAAACAGTGGATCCGAAATAAGCTGTTAATTAGACCTTAGTTGAAGTCAGAACGTAAAAATTCTGACTTTTTTTTTTGCATTTTACTTGACAATTAAAATATTTATACTTATCTTTGTGGTATTATTTCACATAATTAAATAAAAATTATGTCACAAGTAATTTCAATAGATCCAAACAGTTATGGCATACAGCCAAAAGAAGCTGACGAACTATTATTAAATCTCAAACAGCTAAAGGCTGAAAAAGAAAAGTGGATTAAAAAAATGATTGATCATGGTAATGGAATTTTACTTTTACCTGAACGTGGATCTGCCCCTTGGTTTGGGCCACTTGCTATGTCGTGCGGTAGGTACTTCGTAATGGGTAAAAAAATAAACTTCATTGGTGGATCATCATCGAATAATGTTGGTAGCGTTTTATTCCATTTTGGCGGTGAAGCAATTGCTAAAATTAAGAACTCAGGACTTTCAGGACACTTCGTAAATGTAGAATATTTCAATCCAAGATAAAATAATCACCATTTTTACTTGCGTGTATGGAAGGAATATCGTATATTTGTGCTGTTGTTTTTCGCTTGAAGTCGTGAGCAGGTAAAAAACAATTGCGAATTTTTATAAATTCAAATATAAAGGGCAGCGTCAACTCACGACACGCTGACCCTTTTTTATTTTATATGAAATCTCATTGGAATCACAACATTATTTGGCATAATTTCCCTAAGTCAAATAGGGTAATTAAAGGAGTTTATTTAATTGAAGACTTATACGTTGGAGCATCTATTAGTATTAGGCAAAGAATATTAAACCATATAAATACTGCATATTCTAATTTGAACAAATACAAATACGTACAATCAGAACTTGCAAGAAATATTTTAGATTTACTTGAGACTAATAAAGAAATTAATATATACTACTTATCAGACGATCCACTTGAAGAAGAAATATACTACTGGATATGTAAGCCAAAACTAAATAACTTATCGAAAGGTAAATTTTATGGTCAGCGTTCCGATTACGTTAAAAAATTACAAAACACATAAAATAATTTTAAATGAGATATAATTTATATATAAATCAAGTAAAGGCAGTAGAATGGAAATTGACTCTTAGTGAATCAATAATATTTGGTTATATTGCAGAATCAACAGGTTGGAAAAAGAAATTTATATTATCAGGCGTTCTTTATTATTGGATGGCAAAGTCAAAGGTAATAAAAGACATTCCACTCCTTACTGATAAGCCTGATACTATTTATAACATCTATAAATCTTTGCATAAAAAAGGACTTATAGTTTATAAAAATTACCAAAAAAAGGACTTAATAGCATTGACGCAAAAGGGATTTTCTTGGCAAAACAAGAACTCGGATTTAAATCCGAGTGAAATTGATACGGATTTAAATCCGACTTATCTCGGATTAGAATCCGACAAAACAGCCGATAACTCGGATTACGATCCGACATATAATGAAAGCTTTTTATTAGAGAGTGAAAGATTAGAAAGCGGAAACCTTCAACCTTCACATTCAGATTTTTCGCCTATTAATTCTAAAACAGGTGGCACTAAAAAACCTTCATTAGAACCTTCAGGAGAGAGTGAGTATTCCAAGACTAACGGAGGAGGAGAAGTTAGAAACCTTCAACTTTCAACCCCCCAGCCCCCCGACGTTGAAAAGATTAGCACTCAAATGTTTAATTTACTTAGGAAGCGAGTTCCTAAAATTGAAATGTCTGAAATATTAGATTCAATAGACATTGACTTACCAGTATTGAGCGCAATGTTTACCGAGTATTGGTTATTCCAAAAGATGGAGAAGTTTAATCCTGATAATTGGAAGGGATTGGTTGGTAGCTTTAAAAAATGGATAGCTATTGCGAAGAACAAAGAAATCCCCGAAAAGGAAGTGAAAGAAGGATTGCATACTAATCCACTTATGGACAAGATAGTTGAAGCTATCAAAAAAAGAAAGCTAATGCAGTTCACGCCACAGGATGCGCAGAAGGTAAATAAATTCATTCGAGAGATAAATCCAAGCGAACCTGCATTGCGTGACGGCACAGACAGCTTTTTAGCAGGACAAGGTAAGGAATGGGATCATTGGATAAAAGCGATTAAGGGAGCGATTGGTCGTGAGAAAATGGGAGAGTTATGAGATTAGAAAGCCTTCAGATAGAATTCAAGTACCGTCAGCAATGCACTAGATTTGCAAAGATGATACGAAAAGGTACAGATCACTTTGACTGCAAGGCTTCAAATTGTGTATGGTTAAAATTTGACAGTGTTGAAAGTCGGGAGAAGGTTAAGGCTGTTTTGTTGGAGAACGTGAAGTGTGAGTTGAGATATAGGGATAGTGGAGTTGATTATTTGTATGTAAATTAGAAAATATGAATTATAGTTTAGAAGATTTAGAAAAATTTGTAAATGGACATGGAGACGTAGTATATTACAGAGTTGAAAAATTTTGGTACACTGCAAACCATTATTTAGCAGACGAGAATAATATTTTTGAAAAATGGAAGTCAAATATAATATTCCCAGTTTATTCAGGAAATTACGAAATGGTTGACCATCCTTCGCATTATGGTGGAGCAGATAATGTTTACGAAGTGATTAAAATAATCGAACATTTTGGTTTATGCTTCCATCTTGGAAATTTATTGAAGTACGTTTTAAGATGCGGTAAGAAGGACGACGAGTTACAGGAGTTAAAAAAAGCCAGATGGTATTTGGATAGGAAAATACAAAATTTAGAAAATGGAAGTAAATAAAAAATTAAAGGTATTAAATTTGTACGCTTGCCTTGGTGGTAATCGTTATAAGTGGAATCAAGTTGCAGACATAGAAGTTACAGCAGTTGAATGGGATGAAGAATTAGCACGTCTTTATCAAGAAAGATTTCCTAATGATAAAGTTATTGTTGCAGATGCTCACCAATATTTATTAGACCATTATAAAGAATTTGATTTTATTTGGTCAAGCCCACCATGTCCTAGTCATTCACGTGCTAGGTATTGGAATAGTTCTAATTATGATACTACAACCGAGCCTATCTATCCGGATTTAAAGTTGTATGAGGAAATATTGTTTTTACAACATTATTACAAAACAGGTAAATATGTAGTTGAAAATGTAATTCCATATTACGAACCATTAATTAATTCTCAAAAACGTGGCAGACATTTATATTGGACTAACTTTAAATTACCGAATGATTTAAAAGATAGACGTTTTGCTATTAGCCAAACAAAAGATGAATTAAAAGAATTATGTAAATTCCACGAAATAGATATATCAACTTATAAAGGAGATCAAAGTTTAGTTAAAATAGGCAGAAATTTAGTTGACTACGAAGCAGGTAAAACGATATTTGAAACGGCATTAGGGATTATCCAGTCAAACAAAAATATTATGCAGTCAGAATTAATATTTTAAAATAATAACAAAAGTACTTGACAATTAAAGGAATTGTAATTATCTTTGCGCTATGGCAAAAAATAAAAATAGAAATGAAGTTTGGGGAGAAGCCATTAAAAGGGCTAGAACCATACAAGGTATAACTCAATACGACCTTAGTGAAATGCTAGGATGCTCACAGGCATACGTAAACCAAATGGAGAAAGGTGCTTTGGGCGGTAATAAGTTCCAAGAAGTATTGGGAGTTTTGGGATATGATTTTTTAATTCAACTAAAGAAGATTGAGAAAGTATAACTTCAAGACTAACTCTTCCGATCAGAGACCAATTAAGCATTGTCCTACAACTTGGGCGATCGTTGGTTGTGGAATCAATAATAAGAAGAGATTTTGGCAAATGGTAATATGGCTGAATGAAGGAGAAGATGTTTTTGAGTATTACCCAGAAGCGTATGATGTTACGGTTCAGTTAGATCGAGACATTGAAATCAAAAGGGGTGGAAAACACCATATAGTCACGAATTATAAAACTTTGGGTTTTATAGATGGGATAGACTATGGTTTTGAAGAAGTTAATCCGACTTTGTTAGCGATCATTGAGAATTTGAGTTATCAAGGGAAAAGTGTAAGCACAATTGCGAAGCGTGCAGGCATAAACTTGAATAGTATGAAAAAGCTTATACAGAAGCCTTTGGTAGCGAGAGCGATAGCAGAAGGTCAGGAGAAGAGATTAGATGAAATAGCAAATTTTTTATAATATGACAGGCGTAGAATTAATATCTAAAGAAAGGCGAGAGCAAATAGAAAAGCATGGTAGAACTGTTCAAATGGACGTTGACCATAATAGAGCATATCAATTAGCTGAAGCTGCATCTGTTTTGACTACTGAAAAATTTAGAAATTCTAAACATAGATTTTCTTTGATGCCAGAAGAATGGGATGATGAAATTTCGCTAAAGATGTGCAAGAAAGGTAGAAAAGAGAGACTTGCTATTGCAGGTGCTTTGATTGCGGCAGAACTAGACAGAATCATTGAAAACGAAAAGGACAACATTTTAAATTTTATAATATGACACTAGGACAGAAAAGAGTTGGAATTAATTTCAATCCATCAGGAGAAGAAATAGTTGACCAAATAAAAGCTAAGTCAGCAGAACTTATTGATTTGTGCGAAAGCATGAAAACAAGTATGCCTGAAAGAAATAGGCTGATTGCACTTGCTCAGACTAATTTCGAGATAGCTTCAATGTTTGCGGTAAAAGCCAACTTTGCCGAATGAAAGTAAAGGAACACTTTGCAAAGATGGCACTAGATTTAATTGGTGACGAAAAAGCCAAAGAGATCATAGACCATATTTGCAAGGTAAGCCGTATATCAAGAAACGTCGCAAGAGGACATTTTGAAGAATTGAAAAGGTGTAAGTATATCAAGGTAGAAGATCAAGAAGTAGTCAAGATAAAGCAAGTATCATATGAGTAAAGAAATTGTTGTAATAGGTGGATTAGAAAAGCGTAAACCCGAAATAATGGGAGACGTGGAGTATGATGCTATTACCAATTTATTCTCAATGGGATTATCTAGGGAAGAAGTGATCAAAAAGATGAACTTCGACAAAAGTTGGTACTACAGGAGACTTGGTAAAGATCCATCTTTGAAGTTGGCAGAACAGCGAGGATATGATGCAGTGGTCGGAAACTTGTCTAAAGATATTGCGGTAGGAGTTAAAAAAGGACTTCTAGGTCATACTTTCAAGAAAACTAAGAGAGCCTATGAGTGGGTTGACGTGGTAAATGATAGTGGAGTGGTCGAGAGAGTAAAAGTTCTGAAAGCGGAAGTTATCGAAGATGTTTACTACCCACCTAATGCAGCTATAGTAAACGCAGTAGGGCGACAGGTAATAGCTAGTATGAAGGAGAGCGACGACACGACTTTAGAGATTGAAAAGAGAATGAGCGAGTTGAGCGACGAAGATATAGCAGCGATGCACATTATAGCAAACAAAGTAATTTCTAGTAAATGAGTTATTTCACAAATAAAAAATTGTACAAAGAGTACAACATCAAGCGACAAAAAGATCAAAAACATTATGAATCTTATTTCGCCATAAAAAATAGAATCCACAAGACTTCTGCTTATGTAGGTCTTGGAATTATTATATCATTCTTAATCTTAATTTTTATATGATACCATTTATTGATCCAGAACAACTAGAAGAAAACTATTACAAGAAGTCACAAGAAACCGTAATAATAAAACTAACCGACGAATCAAGACAGGATTTAGAACACAGATACGCTTCTTTATCAACAGACCTAAAAGAAAAGACGGACTTTGTTGATAGTATTCGAGACTTGATGAATGTGGATGCCGACGACGTAGAAGCATTGAGACAATCAGTTTACGATAATGCCGAAATGGCAAAGTTTTCAGTAGATGGTATCAAGACTTTGAAAAAGCAAACATCTGATATATTGACTAGCCTTAAAAAAGGGTTCATAGAAGAAGAAATGGTTATTTACTATATGGACGACATGGTGACAAAAGAAATGCACATCTATTTGGAGAATGGAAACTTTTACGAAACTAGACCATTTGAGCCAGAAGAATTTCAAACAAAAATTAAAAACATAGGGTAATGTATGAATCGTTATTAGCGCAACTAAGACTTGCAGTAGAGAAAGGAGATCCGATAGCAGCAAATTTAAGAAATTTCATCTTGAATAATTATCTAGGTTCAAAAGTATTGGATCAGGTAAACGCTATTTACGGAGTTGAAAAAAAAGTAAAGTCAGGGAAAAGGGGAGTATTGAGTTTTACTGCTGAAGATTTTCAGCCCAAAAAAAAAGTTCCATTAACACCGAGTATAGAAGTTGTTGTGGAGGATGATAGCGACCAATACGGTAATATGTGGAAAAAGATGTTGGAGTTGACCGACGATCAATTCAAGATCAAGTTTGACAACAACATTCAGGTAGCCATAAACTTCTTGAACAATTTAAGACAGGAAGAAAGTTTGGAATTGGTTGGCGAAGATGAATTTAAGAGTTTCTCTCATAAATTTATGGATATGCTAAGGGGAACGATAAGTTTAAAATTAACAAAGAAGTGATAGAAGATTTATTAGAACATATCTCAAATGGTTGGCCGCAGAAAACAGTAGGCAGGTGGTTTGCTAAAAAAGAAGTAGATCAATTAAAAGCAGCCATTGATAAGCAGAAGGAATTCGGGAACGTAGAAAGATGGAAATTATACTTTGATAATATTAAATGCCACCAAATTGATTGAAGTAAAGATAAACGATAAATTATGTCAAGTTCCGACGGAGTTAAGTGAGATATCTTTGAGTTCCTACATTGAGTTTTCCGAGCATCATAGACATTTTATCGAAAAGCACAATTCAGGATTCTTGGACATAGCCATTCAGGACGGATACAAAGCAGTTTCTGCCGTTGTAGAAGGATTTACCCAAGAAGATGCTAAAGAGATAGCAGTTGGAAGATATAGCAAGGACAGTAAACAAGGAACGCTGTTTAATTTGTTGTATTTGATAAATTCGGTTATCGTAAGTTATTTTCCTGAACCATTAAACGAAAATGGTTATAAATTCACCTACAAGGATAAAGAGTATGTCGTTCCGATCTTGAAGTTATACGACGGAACAATTAACCCTGATTTGACTTATGGGCAGTACATCGAAGCAATGGAGACCATAAGAATGTGCAACAGCCAAGAAGAAAAAACACCAAGCGTTCAATTCTCCGAGTATTTGAGAGTATTGGCATCGGTTGTTAGGGAATATGGATTTACGAGAGAAGAAACAGTTTTGAGTTTGCGACAAAGGTGTGACGATATGGCTAAGTACTTCAATGAAATCGACATGAAAAGTGGTCTCGATGTTTTTTTTTTCTTGAACGGTACGATCAGTATTTAAGGGAAAGCCATTTGTTCTTTTGGTATTTCAATCCGCCTGACAGGATTTACACAGGGAACACGAACGAAGAAGCGAAAAGTCACGCTCGAAGTGTCGAGATAGGTAAGAAGATAGGTAAGACATTATTTGAGAGAATAGGTTATTACATCGAATTAAAACCCGAATACGTGAATAGAAATAGTATGGACGTTATTTATGAATTAGCTTTGGCAAATGCCGCAAGTGTTTGATTATTTCGTTACCTTTGTAAAAATTTAGACCTATGTTACCTTTGTATTCCGATTACCTAAGACTTCTGCGAGAAGCAGTAATGTACGCTCCAGTAATAAAATCAAAAGACAAAGAGATAGTATGTAAACGCCCAAACAGTTTTGCATACGTGGAAAACATAGAACAGTTTATGTCTCCTAACGTAGGATCACCAACATCAAGGGGGAAAGACTTCTTTTTCGATAGAAAAATGGCTAATGTCAAAAACCCACAAGAAAAAACAGAAGTCAGCTATCCTTTGGTTGCAGTCTCCGAAAGAACATTCCAATATGATTTTATTTTTGATGAAAACGTAGGACATTCATTGACCAACGCAAAGGTATTTGTATTAGATACCTTGAAGCACAAATCTTGCAACGCTGGATATTGCGACAACAGACACCCAGTAGAGTTATTCCAAGATTGTAGCGACATTTACGTATCATTGTTGAGTTATCTATTTAATGTGAGTTATTACGCTAAGGACGATTACTATGTGTGGCTTAACGAAAGTTTTTATAGATGGAAAGTAGCTGAAGGAAAATTAACCAAAGGTGGAATATTATTTTCTGATTTAAAGGAAAATAGAGGACACAAAATGGAATATCTAAAATACCTAAGATTGAGAAACAAAGACATATTGGGTAGAAACTATTCTATGGAAGGTCAAGGTGCGCTTTATGGAATTATGGTAGATTTAAACCTACCTATGGATCCATGTTTTGATGTTGATCACAATTTTAGGGAATATCCAGACACCGTAGTAGGAAGTTGTTGCATATGATTCACATAGATAGATTTACAGCAGCAGTACTCACAGAGTTATCTAATTATTCCGTAAAAGGATTAAGAGTACAACTAGAGCAAGGTGGGTATAACTACACCAAGACACTAAGTAATAGTGCTGACTTTAAAATATTCAAAAAAGGATTCTCAAATATATTAGTTGAAGATTACGGTATCGACATAAACGAAGGGTATTCAGCAGATGCAGCCAAAAAGAGATTACAACGAATAGGCAGACAAAACTACATCGACGAATTACAGAAATGGTTTGAAGAAAAAGTTGGTATAGACGAAGAGTTTAGTTATAATTTTGCAGTCCGAACACTTAAGAAGCATCTTGAAAAAGGGTACAACTCTAAGAAGTCAGGCAGGGGCAACGAAGGATTTATAGACGTGGTAGCCAAGTTTCTACAAAAAACAGGAGTAGACATCATAGAAAGCAAGTCAGATGATCTCACCGAAGTATTATATAGAGAATTGTTGACTTTAGCAGATAAAAACTTCAAAGTAAGACTTAAAAATATAGGTGGAATTTCAAGTAATAAAAACTTTTAAAATCTTTTTTGATAAAATACTTGACATTTAAAATAATTGTACTTATCTTTGTGTCAATAAATAACACCACAAAAATATGGGCAGACAGATAGTACGGCAACCAAACGGTAAGTATTTAGTTTATAGCAGTATATGTGATAATGTCGTTTTATATGACGCTACACCGCAAGAAATAATTGATTGCTTTGCTGAAGAAGAAAAGGAAAAAATAACTTCTAGTATAAATTCAATTATAGAGAAGTTAGAAAAAGGAGAAAAGCCTTATTATCAGTTTACAATGAATTTTGAAGAAGTAATAGAAAATATAAAACTTATTCATGGTAAAAAAGAGAGTGATAAGGTATTAAATTTCATTACTAAATAACACCACAGATGTTTGACGCAACAGTAGGAAAGCCAAGAAAAGCAGATGTCAATAAAATAGTAAATGAAATGTGGATAGCGTTTCAGATTGACATTGACTTTGAAGATATCGTAAAAATATGGAATATCGTTTTAGATTCAAACGGAATTTATAGACCATATTTAGAAGGATGGGATCAGGAAGCAGAAATGCCATATATCCAAACCAAACCACAAAGTTTTGAATACGAAAGTGAATTGCACTTTCATGACGATACGCTGTATTTCGTTTTTAGTGAAAATCTTAATGATAAAACGACTGAAAACGATTGGAAGCAAAAAGTAAAAAATTGGTTTGAGTGGAACAGTATCACTCAACAGTAAGAAGCATAAATCCAACACAACGACGTGGTAGCCTAGAAATAGGAGAGTAATGTCACTGCCTTATTAAATAAGGTACACAAGCATATCCTTAATGTGTAAGGAACGTGCAATGGTTGACACGCTGGAAAGACAGCTTTTACATCGGGGTGATACAGTAAGGTTAACTGGTAACTGGCTGGGTCAGTGTACTGAAAGTTCGTAGCTTTCCATTCCGACAACACATCAACGGAGAGAGCCGCAGAGTGATCGAATCGGGTGAAAGCATCTGAAATTACAGACGAAAACGTGAATAGTACTAGGACGCTAGTTTTGGGTTATGTCTTTTTTTGATTATGGCATAACAGCAATTTAAATCAATATATCTGTAATCTAAGTGTTAGTAAAGTTTTGAGCGGCTAAATTTTATTACAAACATAGGAACGGTAGAATGCACCTTCTCCGTTCCTTTTTAAAAATTCAAAATGACACCAAAAGAAAAGGCAGATTATTTAGTTACCAAAATATATAGATCTGATATCTCTATACATATAAATGTTTACAGGTCTCGTAAGTTGGCAAAAATATTAGTTGACGAAATATTGGAAGCCACAAAAGGCATGGTTGACGAAGTTTTTGAAGAAGGAGTTATTAATTCAAATGAATATTGGATTAAAGTAAAAGGAGAAATTGATAACGCTAGTATATGAAGAAACAATGTAAAGTTTGCTTACAGTCCAAAGATCCAATTGAAGACTTCTTCAAGAAAGTCAACGTGTGCAAGTCTTGTAAAAACATTCAGCAAAATTTAAGGAACAGAAAATTACCTTTGCCTGAAAGCATGATGGTTAAAAAGGTAGAATTTAATTGTGTTTGTTCTGTATGTGATACTAAGCAACCAAAGGATTACTTTCAGAAAAAATCAAATGTTTGCAAGGAGTGTATAGCCAAAAGACAAAAGTTTTACGCTAAGAAAGTTCCACTTCCTGATTACTTGAAATCAAAGAATACCCACAAGGTTTTAAATTTAAACCATGTTTATACTGAAAGAGTAAGCCAAGAACTAGAGCCATTAAAAATTTGCACTCATACTAAAATATATGAGAATAATGGCTTATCTTTATTGTTGGAATATTCCATAAACGGAAATCTTTTACATACTCGCAGCTTATGATTTTACAAAAATTGAATGACTTAGGTATAGACCTAAACGGATCCACATCAGGGAGTAAGAAAACTTGGTGTCCAGTTTGTGCTATCCGTAAGGGTGGAGACAGAAAAGACAAAGACCTTTCTGTAAATATAGATACAGGAGCATACAAGTGTCATTCAAATAACTGTAACTTTCAAGGTAGAGTTTCGCTGAAGGAATACAAAAGGCCCGAATGGAAACCAAACTTAGCAGGAGTTCCGAGAGACTTAGCGAATTTTGCTTTGAGCAGAGGATTGAGCCAAGAAACAATCGTTAAAGAGAAAGTCACATTTGAAGGTGGTAATATATTTTTCAATTACTTCAAGAATGAATTGTTGGTCAACTTTAAAAAGAGATCAATCAAGGATAAGCATTTCTCACAGTTCCCAGAAGCAGAAAAGATTCTTTACAGACATGATTCTTTGATAGGTAAGACCAAAGGAATTATTGTCGAAGGCGAGATTGACGCACTTACTTGGGTAGAATTAGGATTTGATTCAGAATACGCCATAGTTAGTTTGGATAACGGAGCAGGAGACAAAGGAGTTCTTGACGGTAAATTGGAATGTCTTAAGAATGGAGCGTTATTGGTTGACAAAATTACCGAATGGTATTTAGCAGGAGACAACGACGCAGCAGGAGATTATACATTTAAGGAAATTGCTCGAAGGATCGGTGAGTACAGGTGTAAGAAAATAGATTTTGGGAAACATAAAGATTCAAACGAGAAGCTAACCGAACTTATCAATAACGGATTATCCAAAGATTTGATCGCTGAGACGTTCAGGAGACTTGTGGACGACGCAAACCCATTGCCAGTCTTAGGTATTCAGCCATTGGATAATCGAATGGTGGACGAAATGATAGACAGGTATCATAACGGAGTTTCAACAGGTGACGGCATAGGTTCTTCTTTGGATAGTTATTGGACGAACTTAGATGGAGAGTTGACATTGATCACAGGATATCCGGGAGACGGCAAATCTCAATTTCTTAGATTTGTAGCCGTTAACCTAGCAATGAAGAAAGGATATAAATTCGCTTGTTATTGCGTTGAGGACAACCCTGCTAGTTATTTCTATGAAGATTTGGCGACAATATTCATGGGTAAAAACTTAGACCCAAAATATCCTGATCGTGCTTCAGAAGCAGAATATAGATCAGCATTGAATTTTATAAAGGATAAGTTTTTCTATATTCACCCTGAACCTGACCCAATTACAGGAATGTACCCACTGCCTGATAATAAGTGGATAAACGAAAAGATAGCATTCTTGAAGTTGCAATATGGCGTTAATTCGTACATCAAAGATCCTTGGAATAAAATATACCACAATTTAGCGATGGCAGAACACAAGTACCTAGAGAACGAGTTAAGCAACGAGAAGCTGTTTGGAGGTGGGTACAAGGCGTGTTTGTATGTTGCTCACCCAGTTGGATCGGTTGACAGGGAAAAAGATGGAAGCCTAAAAGCACCTACACAGTACAAGATAAGTGGTGGAGCCATGTTTAATAACATGATGGATAACATTATGGTAGTTTTCAGACCCGAAAGAGAGCTAGACCCAAAAAGTAAGAGAGTTCAAATTTTAATCAAGAAGATCAAGAAAAAGAGAATTAGGGGAGACGAGGGTATTGTTGAGTTTACGTTTCATAAATCTACGAATAGGTACGACGAAGCGTTGGACGATATGGGATTTGAAAATTACAACCCGAAGATCGAGAAGAAGATCGAAATGAATGTTGTGGATGGATTTGACTTTGAAGACTTAGGCAATCCACTTAATTTTGGCGAAATACCTTTTTAATAATTAAATAAATACATTATGTCTTACACAGAAATTTACAAGTTTAAAAAAGATGGCAATATTGAATGTTTTGCCGAAGTAAAAAATGCTTTTCGTGGAGCAATGGCAATCTGGAGTAATGTAGAGAAAAGATATCTACCTAAGTTTATGCCTATTTGGGCAATGGGAGACACTTCAAAATATTATAGTAGAGTGTCCGACATTATGGGCGGTGGAATAAAAGAAATATGGGCATTGTTTGAAACTACCAAGATATCTGAAACTGATAAAATTGTGCTTGGTTCTTCTTTTGACAATGTAGTAGTGATGAAAGAAGATTTGCCGAAATTAATAGAAGCGTTTAGGAATTTTGTAGGAGAAACTTCGCTAAATGAACAAGCAGACTTGATTGAGAAAGCTTATAATACGGATGATGATCTAATTGCAATTGCATGGAATCAAACTTCTGTAAATGGTGATGCTTGGCAGTCTAACGAAACAGGACTTGATGAAGATGGTGACGAAATTTATTTGCCATATAATTTACTAAAAGAAGATAAGCATTGGAATCTTTTTGAAGAAATAAAACAATAATAGTTAATAAAAAACTGCGTAAAAACTTGACTAAAACAAGTAAATGTGTTATCTTTGTATAAAATAAAATAATATTTATTATGGATAAATCAAAGCAATTAGAATTCAATGATTTGCCTAAAGACACAGTAGTGGTTTATAATAAAAAATATCCAGACTATCATATCTTTGTTCAGTCAGTAGGAAGGGTAGATAGATTTATTGGTGGTGGAAAAAAGTTTTTAGAAAGTGCAGATGCGGTAATAACTATTACTAAAACGCCAGTAAGACAATGAGTAAACATAAACTAATCCATTTTAAGCCAAAAGTAGATACTGATTTAGATTTAGAAATAATAGAATCTATGGAGTATAAACTTAAAAAATATAAGGAAGAATTAGCGGAAAATCCTAATAGTGTATTTTATCAAGGCTTAGTTAAGAATACTCAGGAATATATAAACGAATTAAAAGGTATAAATTAAATGCTTCGTGATTACCAAAAATTGACCATACATCAACTTTTTACCGAGATAAGAAACGGTAACAAAAGAGTATTGGTAGTATTAAGTTGTGGAGCAGGTAAGAGTACTATATTTAGTCAGGTCTGCAAGATGGCGCAAGATGGTGGAAGGAAAGTTCTTTTTGTTGTCCATAGAAAAAAGTTAGTACACCAATTCAAGGAAAGACTTCAAAAGCAGTTTGGAGTAGGAAGCGGTTTGATATTAGCAGGAAACAAAGAAAACAGAAGATGGAACGTACAAGTTGCTTCTATTCAGACATTAGTAGGCAGAGATTTTCCCGAAGCAGATTTGATAATTTTTGACGAAAGCCACCATATCAAGTCCAATCAGTTCATGAAAGTAGTTGACCACTATTCCGATAAGGCATTAATTGGTTTAACTGCTACGCCAGAAAGACTAGATGGCAGTGGATTAGGAGACGTGTTTACAAGTTTGATCAATCCCATAAAGATGGATCAGCTTATAAGCCAAGGATTTTTAGTAAAGACCAAACCATACGCACCAAGTAGGAAAGTCGATTTATCTAAAGTTCACATTAGAGCAGGAGAGTTCGTCGAGAGTGAAATGTTTGATGCTTTCAATTCTATCCATGCTTATGCAGATGTGGTAGCCATGTACAAAAAACATTGCTCAGGGAAAAGAATGATCGTTTTCAATGTGAACGTTCAGCACTCAATAACCATGACGCAATACTTTAACGAAGCAGGAATACCTTCAGCACACATCGACGGTAATACGCCTGATGATGAAAGAGAAGCGTTACTAGCTAAGGTAGAACGAAATGAGTTATTGGTGTTGAATAATGTAGCGGTATTTATCGAAGGATTGGACGTACCAATGATAGAAGCATGTTGTTTAAATCGGGCGACCAATTCTAAGACCGTTTACGTTCAGACCATTGGTAGAGCGCAGAGACCAGCCGAAGGAAAAACCGAAGCCATAGTTTTAGATTTTGGCGGAAATACTGAAAGACATGGATTTGTGGAAGATTACGACCAACAGGTATTTTTATTGGAGAAATCAAAAGGTAAAAAGCAAGTCCAAGAAGCGAAAGCAAAAGAATGTCCAGAGTGCGGAAAAATGAATCCACCGAGAACTAAAATTTGTGAGTGTGGTCATGAGTGGAAAGCAGTAACCGAGAAAGTAGTTTTGGGTAGTGGCGTTGAAATGGAAGTATTGTCTAGGGATGCTATTATGGTGAGACAAATATTAGCGATGCCATTCAAGAAACTAAAAGCAGTACACGAAGGGAAATTGTTGTTGGCAGAGAAGGTTAAGGGTTACAAGAAAGGGTGGGCGTTAAGAGTACTGAATGAGCGAGACCCGAAGTGGGGAGAATGTTCATGGAATCAGTGCATAAAGTTTTTGGAAGATCAGGAAATTGAATTAGGATTAGATGAATTACGAAAAAGTTTAAAATGACGATAGCAGAAAACATGAGGCAGTTAGCCTTCAAAAACAAGGACGTAAAGGAAGCGTATCAAAAAGTTTTAAAAGATATTAAGGAATCTTCCGAAAACGGAGACTTATCTCTAGATGCCTACAATGACGAAACGGTACTTATTTTATTGATTAAAGATGGTTTTACTATTGAAGGCACGCATTTGAAAGACACAGTAAAAGTAAGGTGGTAATGACACCAAAAGAGCAGTTACACGCAAAGATTAAAGAAGTTTGGGGCAGTTCTCCTTCGGGATATCAATATCAAGTTATATTAGAATTTATTGACAAATGTTCGTTGAGTGATTTTGAAAAACTTAATGACCTAAAATACGATGCTGATGAAGAAGTTGGAGTACACAGTGACGATTAATCCTGATGGCACATGGTCTAAGAACGACAGAGTAAGACCCGAAGTAATGAAGATGTTTCATACTCAAGGATACACTACTTATTTGACCATGACTTTCTTTGGACAAGATAAGCAAAGGACGAATGATCAAAACGCTTATTATTGGGCAGTAGTCATTCCGATGGTGACAGCAGGATTTATTTTACAGGGAAATGAATTAAGAATCGGATCGAATAGAGATTACGCATTAGTTCACGAAATGATGAAGGATCGGTTTATCCCAGAAGGAGATATGGTTTTTTTCGATAGGAACGGAACTAAGTACGGAATCAAAGAAAAGACGACCACAGCTTTGGACACTAGAGCGTTTAAAAAATACTTGAAGGACATAAAAGCGTGGACATTTGATTGTTTAGCGGTTGACATTCCTGAACCTAATGGAATGGTAAGGCTGCCAGTATCGAATGGTAAAATTTTAGAAATGAGTGTTGAAGAATTTTTGGAATCAGTTAAATCACAGGAAAACAATGAGTGACATTTTTGGTATAAAAGAATTTGTATGCAGACATTGTGCTATATTTTTGTCATACGAAGAACTGATAGAAGGTAAATGTCCTGAATGCGATAGCGACGATAGTGTGTTTCTTAATGACATAGAAGAAGAAGAATGAATAAGATATTGTTATTTTTTAAGCGGTTTAATCAAAAAATGCCAAGAATTATTGGAATAATTCTTGACAAGTCAGAAGCGCTTAAAGGCAATGAAGAATACAGGTGGGAAATCGTTAATAGTATTTGGAATGAAGAATTAGTTTAATATGTATAAAAGCCTTGAATTTTTAAAACAAATAAAGTCTCCACTTATCAGACACTCAAACCCACAGGTAAAAAATTATCTGATAATGATGTGCAAGATAACACTAGACCACTATAAAGATTGGCCAGTTAAATGCACTAGGTGGATGGACTTTGAAGTTCCTTTGGCAGTGCAGCCTTTTTTGGGTGAAAAATTGTCGATAGAGATCGACGAAAGTATGAGTTTAAGTATAAAAATTCGTAAATAATTTGTAAATTTGCATTATGGTTAATAAAGTTTTTTTGATTGGTTCGCTTGGGAAAGATCCCGAAGTCAGAATATTAGAAAATGGAACAAAGGTAGCTAGTTTCAGCTTGGCTACGTCAGAATCGTACAAGGATAAAAATGACACTTGGCAGAACTTGACCACTTGGCACAATATTGTCGCTTGGAGAGGATTAGCAGACAGAGCAGAAAAGCTAGTGAAGGGAGCAACTGCTTACGTTGAAGGTAAAATCTCACATCGGGAGTACACCGACAAGGAAGGAAACAAAAAATATCTGACAGAGATCGTTGCTAGTAGTATTTTGTCTTTTGCTAAGAGTGAAAAAAGTTCTTCTAGTAACGAAGAAGTTTCTTTGCCTACAGTGGATGATTCTTTGCCATTCTGATGAGCAAAGCAGTAGCAGAGCAGTTATTTTCGAGATACATTAAACTTCGTGACAGTAACCAATATGGATACGGATATTGTATTGACACAGGAAAACCTTTCTTCCATTATATCAAAGATGGGAAGTGGTGTAGTAATGTCGAGTGCGGTCATTATATTTCTAGGGAAATTAAGAGTATAATGTTTAATGAGAATAACTGCCATGCTCAATTAGCGGTTGCAAATAGAAGTATGGTATTCACTAATTACCGAGAAAATCTGATCGAAAAGATAGGAATTGAAGAAGTGGAATGGTTGGAAAGTAAAAAATACGAATGGGGATCCAAGACTTATTTCGAGTTGGATTACGAAGCAATCGCTGAAGAGTATAGGGTTAAGGTAGATAAATTGTTAAAAAATAAAATGTTTTGAAAGTAGGTAATAAAAAGTTGACAGCCATGCAATACAATGTTTATAGATTTGTAATTGTAAATGGCATCCAAAACAGTGAAGGGCTTGAAAAATTAATGTACCCTAATCCTACTGAGTGGGAAAGTAAATTTATTCTACCTAAAATTCAGACATGGTATTCAGCACTTAAACATTTAAAAGTTATATGAAAAATTTGTAACTTTGCCGCATGGATAAAAAAGAACTTATTGCGGCATCTAGAATATTAATGACCGATTACAATCGTTTCCCAAGCGCATTGTATGAGTTCACCAAAGCATTTTGGCATGAAGTTGTCAAAGATCCGTTTATTGATAATTGGCATATTAAATTCCTTTGCGACGAAATACAAGCATGGTCAATATCTATGATCGAGCGACGCCCAAAGGAACAAGACATGATCATCAACATAAGTCCGGGAGAGAGTAAGTCAACTATTTGCTCAGTAATGCTTCCTGCATGGTTGTGGACAGTTGACCCTACAATTCAGTTGATTACAGTTTCTTACAATGCTGATTTGAGCGTGGAGTTATCCGTAAAAAGTAAGGATATCATTCAAAGTGACAAGTACAAGACTATATTTGGACACAAATTTAAGATAAGAGACGACCAAGATTCCAAAGCGTTTTACAAAAACACCAAAGGAGGTTGGAGATTTGCCACTTCAGTAGGAGCAAAAGTAACAGGTTACCACGCACATATGAAAATAATGGACGACGGTAATAATCCTGCGTTTACGAGCAACCCTGATTTGTTTGAAGGAGACTGCTATTGGTATGACACAGTGTACCGAAACAGGAACGTCGAAGAAAGTATAACTTTGGAGTTGTTTGTACAGCAGAGAGTAGCTTTGAACGATATCACAGCTTACATACTAGGAAAACCAGCTACTAATATCCGACACATCAAAATTCCTGCCACTTTGGAACATTCAGTAAGTCCGCCAGAGATCATTAAATACTACTCAGATGGCTTAATGAACCCCAAAAGGAGAGGATGGGCAGTAATGAACAAGATCAAAAGTGACGTTGGAGACTTTGTTTATGCAGCGCAATACGGTCAAGAACCCGACCAAGCAGGTGGTGGATTGGTGAGCGATGAAGATTTTGACATCATTGATGCAGCAGACATGCCAAGTGACTTTTGGGCAAGTCCAGTATTTTACTTTGTGGATTCAGCTTTCAAGGACAAAAGTTCAAATGACCCAACAGGAATATTAGTTTGTTTGCTGTTTGATTTTGATATTTACGTGTTGGATTTTATAGAGGAGAGACTAACTTATTTAAAACTCAAAGATAGACTAAGGGAAATATACTATGAATATTCGGGTAGTAATTCAAACAGTTTAATGGTGGTGGAAGCAGCGAGTTCAGGATATGCCATTTTGGACGAGTTAGCAATTGATCAGCCAATGAATTTGATGGAGTACCCAAAGAGCCAAGATTCCAAGATATCTAGATTCAGTTCATGTACCAATATCATCAAGGGAAGGAGAGTAAAATTAATCAATGATAGCTTTGTTGGAAGAAAATGGAATAAAAAATACAAAGATATTTTGTGTAAGTTTCCGAACGTTCCACACGACGAAGCAGCCGATATTACGGTGATGGCAATAGAAGAACTGATCAAAAAAGCTAGAGCGTTTGAAGTTAATGAAAGAAAAATTTACGATTTTTGATAAAAAAGCTTGACAAATAAAATAATTACCATTATCTTTGTGGCGTAATTAGTTCAGAAGGACACGAGAAACACCAACTGATTATAATAACCGCCACTGCAAATGGCACAAATTAAATAATCATGAAAGATTTAATCTTAGAAAATATTGACCCTTCATTTGAAAGATGGGATGAAATTAAAGGAATAGCAACTACACAAGGTGATCCAAATAAAAGAAAATGGTGGATATGTAGCGTACAGCCATTTAAATCTGATTCAGATAACTTTTGGGTATGTATATATTCAGAAGATCAACCCGACTTAGATTTAGTTGGATGGGACGGTGATGGTAAATACCAAGTTTGGGCAAAAGAAGAATTTTCAGAAACCAAAAATCAAAAAGAAGAAATAAAAAGAAAGTTTCAGCTAAGTATCTTTGAAGACTTGTTTAACGATAATTGCATAGAAACTGACTTTAACTTTAAAGAATATGTTTTTAATTTCAAAGGATTCAAAGTATCAATAAAAGATATCTATGGCAGTGTTACTACAATTATTGAAAACTTAGACAACGAGCATGAATATAAAGTATTTGAATCTTTATCTATTAATTTAGATTGGATGGATTACATACATGGATTTAATAGGGAAAATAGAAGACACAAAGCAGCGGTATGATTTGTACTGCTTTGTCAAGGTCGGGAGTTTTGCAGTAACGTCCCGACCAATTTTAAAATAATTTTTTAACACCACAAATAATTTAGTCATGTTTAAAGGAGTTCGTCGTACAAAAGAAACTAGAGAGAGTAAAGAATTTATGTCATTGGAAGAAGCTATTTCATTTTTGGAAGGATTCTGCGGAACTGAAGAGAAAAAGGAAAACGAAGTGAGTTTAAAGAGCAAGTGGGGAATGGTTATTCATGTGGATCAATTCGTTAACGTTAAATATTTTCAATAATGGAAGAATTGATAAAAGATATAAAATCTGTTTGCTTGGATTATATGAGTATAGTTATTTCTGATGAACAAGCAGTCAATATCCTTGAAAACAATCCTAGTATTTTAGAGTATGGAGCATACGATACCGAAGAGAGAAGTAATATTTTAGATTTTGTGTGTTTGGATATTTGCAATATGAGAGTACCTATGTATAAAGATACTGATGAATATTGCGAACTTTTCAATAAGTCTTTAGTAGCGAACGCAACTTTAAAAGGTTATGTTTTAACAGATTATTGGAATTAACATGGAAATATTAGTAACCGCATTATTAACCTTTGGCTTCTTCTATATTATTTTTTGCAAGGAAGAGAAGGAGTTCAGAATAAAAAATAGAAAGTGAGCAGAGAAATTCAAAAAATAGCAGCCAAGCGAAAGAAAAAAGAGAAGGATATCATAATGATAGCCTTTCACACCGTCGGAGTACAGGATATAAAAGATGTAGTTGAGCAAGTAAACGGAGACACAAAGAGTTTCATTTTTGAAGGTAAAGTGTTTTTGATATTGCGAAGTTGGTTGGAAGGATCGGAGATAAAATTCGAGATCAATTCCACTAAGGAAGTTTTGATTGCGTTGAAATTAAAAAAATTGATATCATAATGGAGAAGCACATTTTAGAAAATTGGTCAGCGATTGAAAAAGCAGAACAAGCAGTAAGAGAAAAAACAGGAGATCCCGAAGCTGGATTTAATGCAAGTACTTGGTTCTTAGGTTCGGAGCATCGACACTTAATGATACCATGTTTATATCGTGGCAAGAAGGGTAAAAAGGGGCAAGAAGAATTTACATCATCTTATAAAGAAATGATGATATATGCTAAGTTTTGCCCATTTACAGGAAAGCCATTGTACGAAGATGTGTAAAATTAATATTTCAATATAAAACACTTTCTTTAATTTCATTTCAAATAATTAGGAATTTCAGTTTTTAAAGTGTGGAATATAATCAATAAAATATTAATATAAGCATTTGATTATCAAAACTTTTAACTTTATACAAAAATATGACAAAAAACAATAAATAATCTTAAGGAAATATTTGACATTTAAATAATAAATCATTAAATTTGTATCATGGTAGCATTACAAACAAGAACTTGGACAAGAAGCAGAGACTTAGAACTTGCGGATGCAGTAAGTATTCTTAAAGTTGAGCCTGAAAGATTAGGTAATATGTGGGATTCTTACGACTTGCTGAAAGCAGCGAACAACGAAAGGGTAAACAGGCTGAATACCCAGATAGAACTTTTTGAAGGAGAAAGACAAGAGTTGGTCGAAGCGGCTTTCAGGGTAAACAAGGAATTAAAGCAAAGCGAAGCCAAACTTGTAGATATGGAAGCGCAAAGAAACTCTCTTAGAGATCTTTTGTCGAGAGAGACATCTCTGAAGAATAAGTACTACATGAAAAGTAGGTCGCAGTTTTTCTTTCAAGTTGTGAGTGTAGTTTCTTTATTGGCGGTATTAGTTTTGACCATTATGGTTTTAAGATAATAATTCCAAAAGTGGAGTTATGGATTTTTGGGACACGGTAACGTGTAATTTTATTAAAAACATTGGTGTGGGTTGCTGATCGGTCGCCCACACCTTTTAAAAACAAACAAATGGTTATACTTACAGATCACGCAGTTATGAGACTTAAACAAAGGGAAGTTCCTGATCCACGACACGTTAAGATCAAGAAAGCAACCGACAAAGTTATAAAACAGAACGACTTTGGGTATAGGCTTAAAGGTAGAGTTGGATATACTTATAACGAAGGCAATAATTGTTATCTATACATCTGTTTGGAGAATGAAGAAGATATCGTTGTTTTGACAGCATACAAATACGGAGTAAAAAGAAACACTAAAGGTAGGAGACACAAATGAAAGCACCAATATGTGAGAAATGCGGTAAGTACTGTAATCCATCAGGCGGAATAATTGGAACGAGCATTAAGTTTTGGAAGTGCTTTGGTTGTGGTTATGAGGTAGACGAAGTTACGCCAAGACATCATTGGAAGAACAGAAACGAAGGTGACAGGTGGAATCCGATTGAAGGTGGCGATCGTGTAGTTCCATTGAGTAAAAGACATATTTTTGAAAGCAATATTAAATTGATATCATGAGAAAAGGAATTAAAAAGTGGCACAGCAAAAACGCTAAGATTGCCCAGCTAAAAAAGGACTTAAATAAAAATGTCCATAAACGCTTATATCTTGAAGAAAAGCAATCAGTACTTGAAGGATTTATAGTCGATATTTACAATTTCACAAAGAGAGACCAAAAGCTAGTTGTTGAAAACAAAGACGTACATCATTTAATCTTTATGCGTGAAAACGGAATAGCGGACATAGGAATATTCCACGACCAAAGACCTATTGTAATAAAGAAGCCTATTGAAGTTGCTCAGGAATACCAATTTGAGCAAAGGGCAAAAGATATAGACAGAATGTTCGATTGTAACTTTTATTGATATGGACAAGTGTAATTTTAAACCGCATCCTTTGTTTGATAAAGGAATGACAATTGAGCAAATGAATAAGGCTTATGCTGAAGAGTTTGCATCCAAAGTTGAATTAGTTCCTATTCATTACAACGCAGAAGCAATCCCAGATAGTGAGTGGGAAGAAATGTTTAACAATATGGATAACTTATTGCCTACAGAAACAATAGAAACATATAGCGAAGGATTTGAAGTTTGGACAGAAGGATATTCAGTAACAGGCAATTCATCTAAGGCTAATTTTCATGGTAGATTTAAGGGGGAAACATTTAGAGATGCAGTAATAGCTTTCAAGGAATCAGTTACCGACGAATATTCTAGAAAATGTATTGACGTAGATAGAATGACATTTTGGGGTTGTAGGTTTTTTGACAACCAAGCTGAAGCTAGTAAAAGTTTCGGTTGATGGGAAGATATGTGGAAATAGTGAAGATCATAATTTATTTAATAGTTTTAATATGGATAGTATGAGTATTTTTATTGCAGCAATGCTAATCATGATAGATTTAATGATTGAACACTTTCATTCTGAACAATCTTTTTTTATTGATGATGAAGAGTATCTAGAGAATTTCTTTGTTGCTCACAAACAATATATGTCTGGTGATTATATTCATGTAACATTTGAAGAATGGTGTCGTATGAATTTAGAAAAAGTAAAAAAAGTAGCATGAGCAATAAAAACATAGCCCAAAGGTTACAGGAAAGCAATCCTGATATGTTCGATAGAGTAATGGCATTGAAAGATAAGCAGTACCAAGAACATGCAGATTTTTTAAAAACCATAACAATTCCTGACGATCAGTTTAAATTACAGGTTGAAGCGCAGAATAAGTTTCTATGCGAATTGGCTGAAAAGTACGAACTTAGGAGAGAGTTGATGCACATAGATGGAAGGTCTTATGTAGGTAGAGCAGATCAAATTTATATTTTTTACGATCACAAAGCAATAGGAACCGTAACTATGGAATACAGAACCGAAGGAAGAAGTTATTTCTTAGATCAGACTTTCACACCTAACGATAACGCTCACATTATTGTTGGAGAAGTCAACGCAATAAAGGAACGTGAAGAAGCGTTTGACTACTTTCTTACTAAGCCAAAAGGCAGTGCTATTACTAATTTTGAGCATAAAAAATAGCCGCAATAGTTGCATAGTATCTAAATAATCCTTATCTTTATAACGAAATCCATAGGAATATGAGCCAAGACATAAAAATAGATACAGACGCAATAATAGTTGAGACATGGAAGCTTTTAGGAATGACTAAACCAATGGACATAAAGAACGCTTCCAAAAGAATCATCATGAAGAAGCGTTACCGAGAACAAGAAGCTAAAGTAAAGCAGATGGTCAGTGACTACATGGTTGTAAATCATTTCACAGATATTTCTTTTTGATATGACACAAGTAGAATTCATAACCAAAGTAAAGATAGACCACGAGTTTTACAGATTAACTCTAGTGGATTACACAGGATATCAGTTTACTTATAAAGGCAAGTTTAAGGAAATGCCTAATTATATCAACGAGATCATTAATTCAGATATAACTATTTCTGCCAGTAAGGTTGTATTGAAAGACGGTAGTAATGAATTTATGTCTAGGCATCAGTTTGTTAAAAGTAGAATCTCATTAAGTGAAATGAATAAATTGTTGTCATAGGCAATCGAAACAAAGGTAAGAATTAGTTAGATAACAAATAATCCAAAGTGAAGTAGTCTCGGATTCTATACTTGTAATACGTGAGGAGTTACTGACTACCAATTGCCAATAATCGTTTAGTTAAAATGTTTGACACCCTCTCGATTGTTTTTAAGAAAATAAGTAATGAAGATAATATTTCTTGACATAGACGGAGTTCTTAATTGTAATGATACTTATACCATCAAGCATGATGTAGAATACCCATACAACCATTTTGATCCTAAATTGGTAGTAAACCTAAATAAGATTACAGAAGCCACAGGAGCCAACATTGTAATATCTTCTTCGTGGAGAATAAACAGAACGTTCGACGAACTCATAGATATACTAATCAAAGCAGGAGTTACAGGCAAGATCATAGGGCAGACAGAAAGGCTACACTTTAGTAATTGGTCTAAGTCAGTACCTCGTGGTTGCGAAATACTTCATTGGATGGAAACAAACAAATATCTTATAGGAAACTTGTTGGAATGGAAAGAGTACGTTATTATTGACGACGACAGCGATATGCTTTATTTACATAAGGCAAACTTCTTTCAGACAGATCCTTCAGGTGGTGGACTAACAGATAATTTAGTTTATAGGATTATCAATTTTTTAGGCAGAAAATAGTTGCACAATTCATTAATTAATCGTATCTTTATACCATGATGACATTCAAAAAAGCATTAGAAATATTGAAAACTCACCAGCAGTGGAGAATAGGCGATATTGAAGAAATGCCATTTAAGCCATTAGAGATAACTGAAGCCTTAGACATTCTGTTGTTGGTTGTTGACGACAAACTTGAAGCCAGCGCAAAGGATCGTAAGTGGGGAAACATGGAAAACAATATTCACGAACATCTTAATAAACCATAGGAAAATGCCAACATGGAACTCAAAGGTAGACGACAAACCAAACAAGGATACCAACAAAATTATTAGGAAAGTAAAGAATAGTTGCACCCTAGTTTTAATTAATGAAGATGTAGTAGCTCAACCGTTTCCAGAAAAGCCAATGATCATTCACGACAATCCTAAGTATTTAATGATCACAACCGATAAAGACTTTAATACTCAGGCATCAGAAATTAAATAACACTTCATAGGAATTTCATACTCCACAATCATTTTAATATGACTTACGAAGATCAACGCAAACAACAGATTTCAATAGAAATACAATGGCTTAAAGAAAAACTAAAGACCACAACCAAAACACATCAAAGACATTAACAGGCAGATAACCGAAAGAGAATTAAACCTAGAACTAGGAATCTTTAATTAATGTTTTATCACTTATTTACATAAAGTCACGATTTTAACCGCTTTTCAAGACTTTTGGGTATTCACAGCCGTCGAAAACTCAGCGTGAGCAGGAATTCCACTCAAAAATACAGGAAAATCACTTGAATTTATAGGAATTTCGTTCGGTTTTATAGGAAAATGGTTTAAAAACATAGGAAAATCACTTGACAAGTGGGCGGAATAGGTGTATCTTTGTGGTATTATGGTAGATATAGATAAGTTAAGTAAGGAAGAGTTGGAGAAGTTGAGATTGGCGCAAGAAGCTGATAAAGAGCGAGTTAGGAGTGGATGGTATCTTGGGAAGCTGTTTAATGGAGCAATAAAACTCAAATAAGTTTGCTGATTTATATATAATTATTTTGTGGTGAGATAATGGAGTCGCTTAGAGATGATCTAGGCGGCTTTTTCTTTTATAGTGGTAGTATGTAGCGGAAGTGGGTATAAAGTGCGTCAGCGTTAAGCTAAAGTGGGTAATTAGACGTGTTAAAGAACTATGGAAACGTTAACATGAGCGTTGGAACGTGTTAAAGTGCGAACATGAGTATTTATAATTGCGATTATGGGTGAAAGTGCAAGTATGGAAAGGCAGAAATGATGCTCAAAAAGCGTCTAAAAAGGGCGTTAGTAACGAAATTCCCGATAAAACACTTTTGTGTATGTTAATATACGGCAAATATTTGCATTTAGTCTCGTTTTACAGGTGGTCGGAGCGGCTTTTGGGGTCGAATTTGTCAGCTATGGGGTCTCGGAGACGCAAATCTCAGCCTGATATGGGCTTTTCGTGGTGAATTTCTCAGCCATAGACGAAAATATGTCATGTATATTTGCATAAGTGTCCGATATATGTCGTATATTTGCACAAAGTATTAAAATGAAAGTATATTTATTCCAACAGGATGGACGGTCGAAGTTTTACGGTTCTATATCTGCTTTATGTTTGGATCTTGGTTTGTCAGTTCACACCTTATATAAACATGACTTCAAAAACAAATACGATGGTAAAGACTTTCAAATTGAGATGGGAACAGTTTTGACAATTGGCGACGTGAAGAAAACTAAACTACCTGAAGTGAAGCAAGTTAAAAAGTCCCCCTTGCTTGATGACTTGCCACTACCCGAACCAACCAAACAAACTAATTTGAAAGTCAATATCCAAGATGGTACATATATAAAGAAACCTGACGGGTATTATTTCAAACTAAATGGTCTTACATTCCATGAAAATGAGTTTTTTACTAAATATGGCGAAAAATATAGTTATCCAGAAAAAATAATTGGAGACATTCCAGACTTACTTTATTCATTAACAGCAATTTAGATATTACATAAATAAAAATGTGAAAATAATTATAATAATTGTTATTATATATGGTTAGGATTGTTTACCTTTGTGTATCGTTTAGAAGTTAAGCGAGTATGTTAGAGCAGAAATGCAGCCATTGGACGGCAGACAAGAGACCAAACGAAAGTTATTTGAAACGTGGAACGAAAGAAAAGAAAAACAGACACCTATATATAAGGAGCTACACAAGACATATTAATTTTTTCACCATATAATAAAGTATTATGTACACTATAATTAAAAGTAGGGAAATGTTTTTTATTTGGATAAACGGAACATCTAAAAACACCTACAGTCATTTAGCTTTTTCAACTAAAAGAGAAGCGACAAAATTCTGCAAGATTAATAATCTTAATTTTAAATAATTTTTTCACCACTTAAATAATAAAGAAATGAATAATATTCATATAGAAACGCAAGGAGTAAAAGGCGGTAACACCAAAGTATCACAAGTTGGTTATCTTATAGCTTGTTTGAGACATCAACAAGATAGGATTACAATAGATGATTTTGAAGGGTACGGAAAAGACTACAAGCAAAGAGAAATGCAATTAATTGAGATCATCCAGAATGGTAAGGTTTTATTTAGTGGCGACAAGTACCAACTTTTTGAAATCTTAAAAAGTCATACTAATGGAAACACTATTTAACACCATGCAAAACTTTGACCTATCAGTTTTCGGGTACGTCACAGAAGAGACAATAATTTTTATTAACCGCTTAAATTCAATGCAATGAAATGCAAGACAGCACCAGCGAGCCACCAAGACAGATTTAGTATATTCCCAAACTTCCACAAAAGCGGATCCATCAAGGGAATGAAAAAGCTTTATTATGGTTTTGACGCTCTTCTTATAAGATGTGGCAGCTACATTTATAAAGTAACTGAAGAGATCTATAACCAATATTAATTTAATTTTATCACCACCACAATAATTTAAAAATGAAATTTCAAACAGGCGAACTTATCGCAACATACGCAATTAATGAAATGTTACACAACAGCCAAGAAGAACACGACTTTATTACTAACAGTATAAGGCGTCATGTTTCTGGAGACTGGGGAGACTTAGAGCAGCAGGACAAAGAATCGAACGACGATGCCGTAATAAACGGAGGTCATATTTTAAGTGCATACATACAGGACGATGTAAAGATATGGATAAACACCACAGCAGACAGAACCGCAACTGTTATAATGTTTCCACATGAATATTAGTATCACAAGGAAAGACGCAGCACAAGCGATGGCAGCCTTCCGCAAAGCAGGTATCAAAGCGCCCACAAGCGCAAAGATAGGAGAGTATTATATTGACTATTATGCAATGAATATTTTAAACAGTACATTAAAGACTTTTGACGACGACACCCACACAATAGAGATGAACGACAACAAGGTAACAATAAGTTATGGCACATTTAAAGGAAGTTTTTTAGTTGATAAAGAACTAATTTGGCCACAAGAAATCTTTTTAAATCATCAAATTTTAACACCACCACAATTTAATAAAATGGATACAAATACAATTTTCGCAGGTCTTCAAGCAGCAAGACAAAACAAAACAATGAAGTCTTTTGTGAAGGAAACAAAGGAGCTTTATAACATTGACCTAAGTGTACAGGGTATTAGAAGCGCAGGACACCACGAAGGGCAGGTTTACAACAAGTATGCAGCATTCGAGAGATACGCAAAATCAGAGAAGCCACAGAGAGACGAGATGCCAAAAGAAAAGCCACAGAAAGCGCAGCCAGAGCCAAAACATTATGGTTTTAGTAATAAGTTAACAGAAAAGAGCAACGACGACGCAGCCACCGCAGCAAGCAACGCTCTAATCCAGTTAGTTAACAATCTTAATCTAATGAATGAAGATAAGGTCATCCAATTGATACAAAAACATGCTCAGTTGGATATCGAAGAAGTAATAGAGCTAATAAAGCAACACAGCAGCAGCGCACCACAAACGCACATACATATAAATGGAGTGCAGGAAGTCACTAAGATTGACGGATTGACACACCCGAAATTTAAAACAATCCTAACTTTGTTGTCAGTAGGTTTAAACCCATACATAACAGGGCCTGCCGGTAGTGGTAAAACATTCACAGCCAAACAATGTGCTGACGCATTGAATTTACCGTTTTACGCTCTTAGCTTGAGCGCACAAACCACCCAATCACAAATTTTTGGGTACATGAACGCAAACGGAAATTTTGTAGAGACTGATTTTTATAAAGCATTCACGAACGGAGGTGTATTTGTATTCGATGAGATCGACAACGGTAATCCAAATGTGTTAGCAGCCATCAATAGTGCATTATCAAACGGTGTGTGTAGTTTTGCAAATGGTATGCAGGAGAAACACCAAAATTTTAAATGTGTAGCAACCGCCAATACTATTGGCAACGGTGCAACCGCTCAATACGTTGGTAGAAATCAAATCGACAAAGCAACGTTAGACCGTTTTCAGATAGTTTATTATGATTATGACCCAGCACTTGAGTTAATGATGTGCAACGATAGAAAGGATATTTATAATATGGTTGTCAATACTAGAAATCTACTCAAGGGTACAAAAGCAGTAGTAAGCCCTAGAGCAACAGCAGCCATTTACAAGCTTACTTCTGTAGGTATGGACATTAAGGAAGCTTTTGACCTAGCAGTGACAAATAAATTAACTGACAACGAAAAAGC